TTATAATAAATCTATAGCTTCTTTTAACTCTTCAATGTCCTTATGGGTATAAATTTTGTCAGTTATATCCTTGCTAGCATGGCCCATAATACGTTTTATACAAAGCTTATTTGCACCTGCTGAATCCATTAAAGAGGCAAAGGTATGTCTGCAGTCATGAGGCTTATGATTCATCTCTAATTGCTCCATTATTTTCTTCCATTTTTCTTCATAGTAGTTCCAGTATCTCATTTGTTTTTGCTCATGATTAGCAACTAGAAACTCATTACCTTTCGAAACCCGCTTTTCAATAAATGGCATAACTTTTTTACTAATAGGTATAAGTCTATTTTTACCAGCACTTGTTTTAATACCGCCACGCATAGTTCGATTTTCCAGATTTATATCTGCAGCATTAATTAAAAGCAACTCCCCGGGTCTTAATCCAGTGTAAATCATGATTAGGATTGTATCTATAAAGTCCATTCTACCTACATTGTCCCACAGTACCTGAATCTCTTCTTTAGTAAAAGGTTCTCTGGTAGACTCATCTTCATTTTTTCCAATATCTATATAGTTCGAATAATCCTTATTAATAATATCATTGGCCATGGTATAAGCATATAACTGGCTGAATAAAACTTTTATTTTTCTTAGCGTACCATGTCCTTTAGTGCAATTATCAATTACTCCCTGTAGGTGTGCTGTTCTAATGTCTACAAATTTTAGATCATGTAAAGATAGAGCATGGTTGTATGCGGAGTTGTATCCACTTTGGTTAGATCTTGATATTTTAGGAAACTTTTCAGTAGACCATTTTTCAAATATCTCTGAGAATGTAACAGTTGATACCTCAACACTATAAGGATTTTTATTAAAATCAGCAAGAGCTTGTAGAGCTATTTTTCTACTCTCGTAATAGCCTATCGTTTGATATAACTGTTTTCCTTCATCGTTCCAACCGATTGTCTTTCTGGCTATCCAAGGCTTTCTTCTATTGCCAGATAACTTATAAACTGAACCGTATCCGTTAGGTAATCTCATAGCAATCACCACCCCTTTATTAATCCATATTATACCATAAAAAGAAACGTATGTTCTCATGTAATTTGAAAATAAGAGCTACTTTTCAGTAGCTTCAAGAGTTACGTATTTCTTGTTAGTTTTTTATGCTTCTTTTCAACTTTCTTTATATCTTCTAAAACAGGAAGATCTTCCGGCATTGTTCCTCCGAGTTCTTCAATAGTATCTCTAACCTTCTTACCTACTTCAAAGTGAGTTTTATTAGCATTATGCTTACCTTTTACTTTATCTCTTTTCAATTTTTCCTCAGTTTGAGTAGCTCTAAATAAGTTTGCAGCGAGTTCTGTACTTCCCATATGATCTAATATTTTTTGCGACTTTTTCAATTGTTTCCTTTCATGAATGTCTTTAGCATTTAAACCACCATATAATCCTTGATAACCATGATTTTGAAAAATAGCATATTCCATATTAGATTTAACTCCAGCACTGTTAGCAGCATCGACTAGCTTCTTATTATGTTCCTTTAATTCATTTCTAATAGCTAATCTTTTCTTTTCTTCATCCATAAGCTCAAACTCTTCTTGCAATTCCTGTTTTCTTGTTTGGACTGCAAAATAAGTTTGTCCAAGAGCAACCATTGATTTGGATGGATCTGCATTCTGTATTAATAGGTAGCAAGCATATCTTGAGAGATGGTAATCTTTTACTTCTCTTTCTGAATTTGAGCCAAGTTGAACCATTTTGGTGGCTTCAACGAAATGGTCTGACACATTGTGATCGCTAGTTTCGCAAGATTTCTTAGCTTTTTCTATAGCGGTTTCAAAATTTCTGAAATCCTTATAATCAAGAACTTTGGCTAAATCTCTAGCAGACCAATATTCGGCACCATACTCATTAATTTTCTTGATGCTTTCAAATATTGATTGTCCATCTTTTTCCATTAACTTAGACATGTTATATCCCCCTTATAACTTTAATTTTAACATATTTACATCTATTTCCATAGCAGTTGCTATTTGCTCCACGGTATAGCCTTCAAACCTATAAATCATTTCATCAGTAATTAATAATTCTACCGCAAACCTATTGGCTTCTGTCTCAAATTTGTTTTTTATAAAAAAAGTATTAGCTTCTAAAAAACATACATTTAGCCCTTTATGTAGAACCGCATGTCCAATTTCATGTGCTAATACTATCTTCTGCTGCTCGTATAACAAGTTGTCATTGATGAAAATGAATTTGTTTCTTTTAAAGTTTTGATAAAGACCTTGTATATTTTCATGTAGTGGCCATAGATTAGTGGATATATTGAGGCAGGAAGCCAATACAAAAGGATCTTTAGTTTGGTATTTTTCTACTAGCCTATTAACTATAGTTTTAATCTCCATGTAAATCCCCCAATCCCCAGAATGCAAATTTTATTCTTTATCTTCTTTGCGGTACTTCTTTGGGGTGTACTTCTTATTGATTCGTTTTGCTTGTCTCATACCATATTCTAGAGCATCCAGTATACTTTCCAATGCTTCTTCGGATGCAGGCTCTCCGGATAACATTAACCCATCTTGTTTAGTCAATGATTCTTTTATCTCGCTTATTTTTTTCTCTATCTCCTTTTCGTCTTTAGATGTGAGAACATTTAATTTTTCTAAATCTTCTTTGCTATGTTGATAATTAGATTTAAACTTGTCTGGATTTTTTACATCGGTTCTACCAAGAAGATAATCCACAGAAACTGAAAAACAATCAGCTAGCAATTGCAATGTTTCTGCATCAGGTTGTCTTCTACCAGTTTCATAATGAGCATACGTAGCTCTGTTAATACTAAGCTTATTACTAAGTTCATCCTGAGTGAGCCCTTTTTCTGCTCTTAATTCTTTTAATATACTTGGTAATTTCATATATACCACCTCATGTTAATATTAACTAATTTTGATACAAAAAGAAACAAATGATACAAAAAGTATATTTATTTTTATGAAAGGGGTTGACAATGATACTAAGTGTATCATATAATCAAGATACAAAACGTATCAAAGGAGGGTTTGTATGAGAAGTAAGATGACATTAAAAGAATTGAGAAAAAAGAAAAAAGAGACTCAAGAAATGACAGCTAAAGGTATAGGAATTAATAGAGCTGTTTATTCTCATTATGAAAATGGAATTAGAACGCCAAATGTTATTGTAGCAAAACGTATCGCAGAATATTTTAAGGTCAAAATAGAGGATATTTTTTTTATATCAAATGATACAATAAGCCACAAAGGGAAACTAGCCTAAAAAGGGGGGAGTTGTACGTTATGAAAATTAAAGGACTATCAAAATTAACAGAAGAACAGCAGAAACACATGTTTAATGTGCATCGAAATCATGTTGCCTGCAATGGTACTGAAAGACAGAAAAACATGGAGATCGTAGAAGCATGGGTTGATACATCTAATACAGTTTGTGTTAGGCTGTCTAATGGTGAATGGTATCATTACTATTCAAGTGGCACATGGGGTTAATTTGCATTTAATAATTAAAATTTAATAGCAAAAACAAGGGGGACGAAAAGCATGCCATTAACTAACAGAAAAAATATATCAGTTAAAGAAGCTGCTGAAATCATGGGAAAATCACAACAATTTGTAAGAGTTGGACTTCAAAGGCAATTACTACCTATAGGAACAGCAGTGAAGCTAAGTAGTAAATGGACCTATCATATCAGTCCTAAATTGTTAGCTGAATATATGGGGATTACAGAGGGGGATAATCAATGTTTATTAAAAAGACAAGCAGTTTAAGTAATTTTAGCTCAGAGGAATTAATGAAGGAGCTAGCTACTAGAAAAAATAGCAGTATCTTGAAGATGAACTCTAATCAGCAGTTTCAGGTGAAAAATGGTCAGAAGAGAATTAAGGAAAAAGGACCTGCTATTGTACTGGTTATTAGAGAGGGGGCATAGTCTTGCAGCCAAAAGGGAGTTTTAAAAATAAGAGTGGTGAGTGGTGGGTAGCTTGCATGGAGTGTACTAGAGGAATCAATGGTAATCAAGATTGTAGTAATGGAGTACTAGCTAAAAACCTAAAATCAGGATGCTATAGTGGCCAACTACTAGAAATATTTAAAGAAGGGGGTGCCCTATGATCTTCTTCGATAAGACACCTGAGATAAAGGGAGATCTTATTAAAATATACTGTTTTAGTGGGAAAGTCAGAGATTTGAAAATCTATTTAAGAGAAGTTATTCAAGAAGAGAAGGTTCGGCGGTTACATTAGCTACTTCTAGTATAACATTTGGCACTGCAGGTGCCTATGAATAAAAGTACATAAAGGATGGTGAAAACATGTATAGAAATGCAAGAAATAGCTCCGGCAAATCAAGAGCAAAGGCAGCAGAAGAGCTTTACATATCCGAGAGGACATTAGCAAAAATCGAAAGTGGTGAAGTCACACCTGCTCCAGAAATAGCAGAAAGAATGAATGAAGTCTATGAAGTACGGCATCTTAGTATGTGGTATTGCAAAGAAGAATGTCCAATAGGGCAAAAATACTGCTATGAAATCTTAGATAATGTAGATTTATCTCCTATGGCTATTTTTGCAAAATATAGGCAAGAGGCCAAAGAAGCTCACGAAGCATTAGACCAATTAACAGAATTAATGTTAAATAAAAAAGATAAGAATGATTGTAGTCAAACAGAGCTAGATGAAATCCGTCGTTGTGGCCATGAGCTGCTTGATCTAGAGCATGTAATAGAAACATTTAAATTGAGGTTGTGGGATTTTCTTGATGTGCAACAACTAATCTATGAGCACAATGAGAAGTGCCAAGAAAGAGGATACGTCAAAAAAGAAAATAACCGTACAGCTGCAACTGTATCGGCTATCTAGAAAACATTTATAAAAAATTATTTTATATTATTATACCACAAAATATAGAGAAAGGGTGATCATATGAAAATTAATTTATTTAGGTCAGCAGGTTAGAAATAAGTCCATCTTTATAAAAAGGGGGGATAAAGATGCAAGGGTGGATAAAGCTACATAGGGAGATCCAATTTCACTGGACATGGAAGGAAAAACCTTTTTCTAAAGGACAAGCTTGGATAGACTTAATGCTTCAAGCTAATCACGAAGATAACCAATTTCCTTTAGGAAACGAAATCATTTTTGTTGAACGCGGGGAATTTGTTACGTCAGAAATTAAGCTGTCGGATAGATGGGGGTGGAGCAAAACCAAGGTGCGCAATTTTTTGCATACTCTTCAAAATGAAAAAATGCTCACTCTAAAAAAAGACCGTAAAAAAACCACGATAAAGATTGAAAACTACAGTATTTATCAAGATAGAGAAATCACAGAAAAACCACAAGAAAACCACAAGAAAACCATGCAAAAACCAAGAAAAAACACAAACAAGAATGAAAAGAATATATATATTAATAATAATAGTATTTTTGAAGCCTATAATCTCCAAAATATTATCATCCATCGACAGTTGACCTCGAAGATGCAGCAAGCAATTAATAAGGCTCTAAAGAATAACACAGAGGAAGAGATTATAGATGCCATAAAAAGGTACGGACAAGCCTATGCTGATACAAATTATAGGTTTTGCAGTTACAAGATGACTTTAGATAAATTTCTTACACAAGGGAACGGGTATACAGACTGGTTAGATGAGGGTCAGAAATGGATTAACTACAGTGAGTTTGGTAGTAGGTTTAGCCAGCAGGGGGCAGATGCCGATGATAGGTACAATGTGAACGGGAGGTAAGGGGGATGCAGTTACCACATAGCGCAGAAGCGGAGCAAGCTGTTCTAGGGGCATTTTTGCTAGATAAGAATACGTGGTTTGGGATTCAAAAGTTGAAAAATGAAGATTTTTATATAGATATACATCAGATAATTTTTCAAGCCATGAAAAATTTACATGAGAAGGATCAGCCTATTGATTACATCCAAGTCTTTGAAGAGACAAAAAACATCAAGCCTATAGACTTGGTATATTTAAACGAAACACTTTCAATGGTAGCGACTACGATCAATATAGAATACTACATAAAAATTTTGAAGGAAAAGGCAGTAAGGAGGCAGTTGATTCAAGAATGTAAATCTGCTCTTAATAGGGCATTAAAAACAGAGGAGGACCCAACCAGTATAAAATCCAATTTAGCTCAAACTTTAGATAATATTAGTTTTGAAGAATCACAAGTATCGGATAGGCTCCAAGATATATTTTCTAAGCTTTATGATGAATTGGAGACTTATGATCCTAAGGAAGCAGAAAAATATTATACTGGGTTACCTGATTTGGACAGATTAATGGCAGGGTTACATCAGGAAGAGGTTACAGTAGTAGCAGCAAGACCAGCTACTGGTAAAACAGCTTTTGCATTGCAGATAGCAATGCATATAGCTGCTAAAAAATTAAAAGTCTTACTCATATCTAGGGAAATGAGTCAAAAGCAGATGGCTAAACGAATACTTGCTGCAAAATGCGCCATCGATAGCATGAGATTGAGAAACAGAAAATTGGAAGATGAAGATTGGAGTAGGATAGCTAAAGGGATGGGGTTATTATCAAACTTATCACTATTTATAAACACTACAGCCAAATCTATCCCAGAAATAAAAGCCAAGGTTAGGGAAACTAAAGCTGACGTTTTGATTATAGATTACTTGCAATTGTTAGAGCCAAGTAGCAAAAATGCCAATAGAGAACAGCAAGTATCTGAGTTAAGCAGGGAGATAAAAAATATATCCCTTGACTACAAGATACCAGTAGTATTACTAAGTCAGCTAAACAGAGCTGCAGATGGAAGAAGACCTTCATTAGCAGATCTGAGGGAATCAGGAGCCATTGAACAGGATGCAAACAATGTAATATTTCTTCATCTGCCTAACCGCAACGAAATTGAAGCTGCAGTCAAGGATAAAGACAGCATCGTTACAGACAATCTGATAGAGCAGATAAAAAAGAGACAAAACAAACTGGTAGAAGTTATTTTGGCAAAACAAAGGGATGGAAACACTGGAGATTTTTATATGGAGTATGTACCTTCAAAGCTTACTTTCAAAAGCTATACAAGGAGGTAGAGAACCGTGGACTCACTGGCATGGAGATTAGCAATTTTAACAGAAGAAGTTGTCATGAATGGAAGGATGTTTCATGAAGTGATTGGAGATATGAAGTTATTATACCTAGAATTCAAGGGGGATAATTATGGATTTAGATAAATTATATGCAATGCAAAAGGAATTAGACAGACACATCATCCAGGAGAAAGGATTAGAGGGACAGGACCTATTAACAAACTCAGTATTGGCATTACAAGTGGAAATAGGTGAGTTAGCAAATGAATTGCCTGAGTTTTTTAAACATTGGAGCAATAAGAAGAACAATTACGACAATGCCCTTAAGGAGTATGTTGATTGTTTGCACTTTTTTCTAAGCATAGCAAATCAGCTAGGATTGGAAGATGGGGATTTATTTACACATGATGATGATCTAATAGGAACAACAGCAAGAATATTTACAGAATTACTGCATCATGTAGGGAAAATTGAACTATCAGAAACAAGAAATTTGAAGGTGTCCAATTATAAGGCTGCATTCTTCATATTTGCAAACTTAGGTGTAGATAGGCTGGGATTAGATTGGCAGGAAATCTGCAAAGCATACGTTAAAAAGAATATAATTAATCATCAAAGGCAGATAGAGGGGTATTAAAAACCTAAAAAAAACACAGATGGGGGAGCAATTACATTGAATACAGTTGTATTAATTGGTCGGCTTGCAAGAGATCCGGAACTAAGGTTTACACAAAGTGGGAAAGCTGTAGCAACTTTTAGTATTGCAGTGAATAGACCATTTTCCAAAACAAATGAAGCGGATTTTTTCAACATTGTTGTATGGGGAAAAGTGGCTGAAAGCTGTGCAAACTACTTAGCTAAAGGAAGGTTAGTAGGAATCGAAGGAAGGCTACAATCTAGGTCCTATGAATCTCAAAAAGGTGAGAAAAGATATGTTACAGAAATTGTAGCAAATCAGGTAGAGTTTTTAGAATATGGGAAGAAAGAAAAAACTAACAACTCTAATGAAAGTGATATAGAATTACAAGATTTTCAGCCAGTATATGGTGAGGATGAAGGAGTACCATTCTAATTAAGAGAGGAGTAAATAATGAGCAAAAAAATTTTTGAAGATTATAGGACGGGTGGCGGGTTAACAGTGGGAATGTTACAGAAATTACTTTTAAATTATCCTAACGATATGAAGGTTACTGTTAGAGTGCTAGACGAACACTTTCCTGCTAGGATTGTAAAAGAAGGAGATTATAAAATTTATCCGTTTGGTTGCAATGGAGTAGCACAGGGCAAGGAAGAATGTTTGCGGATTGAATAACAATAATGTTGCACCTAGTTTAGATTATGCGAACTAAAGGAGGTAAGGACGTATGGAAATGAATTGGATACCAGTAAGTGAAAAGCTACCGGAAAAGTATTGTGATGATGGAATACTTTACAATCACCAAAGTGTAATAGCAACCTTAAAAAACGGATGCGTTTGTGAAATGTGGTGGGGCGGGGGAAATGAGAACTTTTTTATTCTGGAAGGAATGAGAAAAAAAGAATTAACTGAAAATCCAGTAGTGGCGTGGATGCCTATGCCCGAACCATTCATGGTATATTCGTTAGGATATTGGGATGCAAATGATGGCAAAGGATATAGAGAACATATTCTTACACAAAAAGACTTTGAAGATAGAGGGGTTTGTGAATATTTAGGAAATCATTATGTTGAAAGTGAAATGGATGAATACATTGAGAAATTTGGAGAGAATTTAGACTTAGATTAGTTACGCATTCCAATATTTTGATGCAATGTTAATAAGGGGGTAAAAGCTTATGCCTTGGCCAGGAGAAAGGTATATTAACAAAGATGAAAGAGAAAAAGTTAAGGCTACCAAAGAAGAAGAAAAAAGATATTTGTATTATATATCGAGAGCGGTTGAAGTAATGACACCCAGGAAAACAACCTACAAATTGAAAGATTATAAAAACGTTTAGTGGGGAGGAAAAAATGAATAGAGCAGAAAGGAGAAATGCACAAAGGATTAATAAAAAAATCAATAAAGACTCTCTTGAATATCGGGAAGGTTTAAGAGAAGGTATCAGGCTAGAGCGTGGGAGATTTATGGAAGCCATGCAGAACACAAAGGGAATAGGGACAAGCTAATTGAAAGAGTTATAGGCGAAGTTGTTAAGCTTTATTAAACAAGGTGGAGATAACATGGGATAAGATTAAAATGTTGTACCTGTAAAAAATCTATCAGAAACACTAAAGAGCTAACAGTAATAGGAACCAGGACTTACTGCAGCAAATGCATTAAACGGATCAGAGTTAAAAAGACCGGCAAAGAAGCTAAATATTATACTAGCTCAGGATCAAGATGTTTTGTAGAAGTTTGGGATGGAGGGTATACGATTCAGGAATACAGCATTAAAGAATTAAACATAGGATAAAGGGGGACATCCTAGTGAAATCAAGTAAAAAAGAAAAAATAGAAATACAGATTAATGAATTCATTAAGTCAGTTTTAAATATGGCTGAATCTGAGGGGAAGCTAGATCATATCAACATCGAGATTTCCAATCATAATGGGAACCTGCAGATGGATTACACATTAAGAGACAGAAAAAAAGCATATTAAGTCCTACTGGATATCCAGCGGACACTATCGATAGGGTTATTATTGATAGTGTCTATTTGTTTTTAAGGAAGGGAGAGATAAAAATGGGAGCAGCTAAAAAGAGAGAAGTAAATATTGAGCAAGTGATAAAAAAGACTGCACAGGAAACTGTTAAAGAACTAGAAAAGGCAAGATTACTAAAAAGCGATGGAAGTACTCTGTTTCAAAAGACAGAGAAACTTCTATACAATTATCCAAATTTGAAGGAAGCTGTAAAACAAAAGGAAAAGGACATTGAATACCTACAAAAATACGGACCTCAAAATAGGTCAAAGTCAATCGTTTTTTATACTACTGGAGGAACAGGAAAAAGGGAAGAAGAGGAATACGCAGAATTATTAGAAGCCTACAAAGCTGCTAAAGAGAGAACTGAAAGACTAATCCATAAAATTGAGAGAGCTATAAAGAGTGTTGAGAATGATGAGTATTATAAGATTATAGAACTTAGGTACTTTACCGATGAGAAACTTGACAATTCAGAAATAGGAATTAGACTAAACATAAGTGAAAGAACTGTCAGAAGACATAAGAACAAATTTATAAACAAAATACAAGTATTACTATTTGGAGCGGATGCATTAGATTAGTTGTCCGAATCGTGTCCGAAAGTTGTCCTTGTAGGCACTAGGTATCCATGATAGTATGATAGTGAGGAAAAGTTCAAACACCCACCAAAACCCACAAAAAACCCTGTTGGCAATTATGCTGCAGGGTTTTTAATTTTGGAGATGATAATATGAAAGAAATAAGTAGGAGAGTTTTTGAAAAGCATTTAGATAAGATTGATAGAGAAGAAAGACGTAAAGAAAAGAGAAAAATGGATAAGCTCAAAAGTAATAAACACTATAAATGTCCATATAGCACTTTTACAGGAACAAAATTGTTTTGCATGATGCCTAGATGCATGAAAGGCAGGTGACAATTATGGTTAAAAAGAAACCTGCTGATCCTATAAAAAACAAAGAAACAGCACTGGATATTCAGGATTATTTGAAGTACAAGAGAGAAAGAGACTATATTTTTTTTATTTTAGGAATATCAACAGGTTATAGAGCTGGAGACCTCGTTAAGCTTAAAGTAAGAGATATTAAAACAGCTTTAAATAATGGCTATTTTGAAATTCTAGAGGGCAAAAAGGTTAACAGTAAAAACATAAGAAAAGAAAACATTAAGCCCAGGATTGTTAAAGTAATTCATAATTTAGAAATTTTACTGAAAAAATATATAAAAGGCAAAAAAGACTATGAATACCTGTTTCCTTCAAGAAAAGGTAAATACATTACTGTTAGCTCGATTAGTAGAATCTTAAAAGAAGCTGGAGAGGAATTTGGTCTAAAAAATATAACAGCTCACTCACTGAGAAAAACATTCGCTTATTCAATTTATGTTGAGAGTAAATATGATCTCCTTCTAGTGAAAGAAATGTTAGGGCATAGCAGCACAGAAGAAACAAAAGTATATTTAGGATTGGATAGAGAAACTTATGATAAGTATAGTGATTCTCTAAACAATTTAATAAGGGTATCATAATATTTTTTCTTCGAATGTTTCATTTCCTTGAACATGCACATTGAGGTACAAAAATAAAGCATATAAGAAGTAGGAAAAAATTATTTTGAATGTACGATTCCCTATGAAAATAAGACATTCAAAATTAGGGCAAAAAAGTGATTTAAATAGTGTAATATCAAAGGTTTTAAAAGATAGACATAAAAAACAGGGTACGACTAAAATAAAATTCACCCTATTTTAGTATAAAAAAGTAGGTTGAGACAAACTCAATTAATTCATAAAACAATATAAAAATAATATTATAATGCAGGTTATTAAGATATAAAATAAATCTTATTTTATTGGAGGTACAAATCATGGGTAGACAAAGAAGTCCTAACAGAGATGCAGCTCATGAACTTTATAAAAACCATAATGGAAATATAACATCAAAAGAGATAGCAGAAATATTAAATGAAAAAGTATCAAACATAAACACCTGGAGAGTAAAAGACAAATGGAGAAAGTCTCTCAACAAGGTAGGAGCTCCTTACAATAATCAAAATGCAGTAGGAAATAAAGGTGGAGGAGCACCACAAGAGAATCAAAATGCTAGAACATATGGATGGTATTCTAAATATTATCCTGCTAAAGCTAGAAATTTAATTAAAGAAGCGGAAGAAGCAGGCGAAACTCCTTTAGAAATACTTTGGGCTCAGATCATGACACAATGGATTGCTATTATTAGAGCACAAAAGATAATGTTTGTAAAAAATAAAGAAGATAAGACAAAAGAATTAAAAAAGCTCAAATCAGAATCTAAAAATCTGGGCACTAAATCAAATCCTGATATTGTTGAAGTTTATAGAGAAGAAGAATATGAGATTCAACAAGCTTGGGATAAGCATGCTACTTTCTTAAATGCTCAATCAAAAGCAATGGGGCAACTAACAAACATGTTAAAGCGTTACGATGAGATGCTTCATGCTAATTGGGATACAACTACTGAGGAACAAAAACTAAGAGTTGAGAGACTAAGAGTACAAATAAAAAATGATGAATTAAAGGCGTGGTAACATGGCAAAGCATGCTATATTAAAAAGCTTTTATGCTTCTGAAAAATGGCAGAAGTTCAGAATGGCTATTATTAATGAACGAGGTTTGAAGTGTGAGTATTGTAATGAGTTTGTTATAAGGCCAGCTGAATTAACTTTACATCATAGCAAAATAGAATTAACTCCTGAAAATGTACATGATGTTTCCATATCACTGAACCCAGATAATGTCATGGTTGTTCATCATGATTGCCATAATAAGATCCATAAACGCTTTGGATATAAACCAGAGCGTGGAGTATATATTGTTTATGGGCCACCATTAAGTGGGAAATCATCTTACGTTGAAGAATATATGGCACGTGGAGATTTAATAATTGATATGGATAGGCTTTATGCAGCAGTATCATTACTTCCTGCTTATGATAAACCAGATAATTTATTAAACAATGTTAGGGCAATGCATAATGCATTAATAGATAATATAAAAACTCGCTATGGTAAATGGAACAGTGCATGGATCATTGGCGGTTATGCAGATAAATATAAGCGTGAGAAGTTAGCTAATGATTTAGGTGCTGAACTTATCTTCTGCAATGTGAGTAAGGAAGAATGTATAAGTAGACTAGAAGTAGATGAAGAAAGAAAGTATCGAAAGGACGAATGGAAAAGTTATATCGACAAATGGTTTGAACGATTTGTTGAGTGACTCCCCCCTATAAACCAATCGAGGGAAATCCGTCCTGACCGAGTAAACGACACAGTTTACACACACAGCAAAAAAATCGAAATCGGAAGGAGGTCTCTAAAAATATGCCTAAAAGGGAAATTTATAAAAAAGAACTTGAGAAACTGACCAAGATTTTTCAAGAAGTTGAAGAGTCTAAAAAGAAATTAGTTGAAGGGCTTATCGAAGATGCCGCCTTTCTGAAAGCAGAAAATTATGTACTGAAGCAATCTTTAGCAGAGACAGGCATGGTTAAAATTCATCCTTCTAATCCAGAGATGCAGAAGCCAATAGAGACCGCTAGGCAGTATCTTAAGAATATTAACTCATATGCGGTAGTGATTAAAGCCCTCAATGGAGTACTAAGCAAGGGAATCATTGAAGAAGACGATGATCTAGATGAATTTGAATAGGTGATGCTATGTTATTAAATGAAAAAAGATATGGAGAGCACTCTTGGCTTATTGAATATATCAATAGGTGCAAATCTGGGGAAATTATCATTGGGCACGAGTTAATGATGGAATTAGACAGAATAATATTGGACTTTAACGATCCTTTAATAACTGTAGATTTAGCTGATGCTCATAAACGGATTAAATTTATAGAAACGAAATGCAAGCACTTTGAGGCTCCTTTTGCTGGGAAGCCTTTTATATTAGAACTCTTTCAAAAAGCCTTTATAGAATCAATCTATATCTTCAAAATCTATGATGATGAAGTTGGCAGATTAGTAAGATTGATTCAAGATGTGCTTTTTCTAGTAGGAAGAAAAAATGGCAAAACACCATTAGTTTCAGCTATATGTCTAGCTGAATTTTTTTGTGGTCCTATGGGGATTAAGATATTATGCTCCAGCAATGATTATGAACAGGCTGATTTGATGTTCCAAGCTATAAACGCTATGAGGGAAGAAAGTAAAGCACTTGAGAAGGTTACTAGAAAAAATGTAAAAGGGATATTCTTTGGAAACCCTAAAAAGCCTAAAAGCACAGGAAAGTTTTCATATAAAAATAAAGGAACTATAAAAAAGATATCAGCTAAGACTGGTGCTAAAGAAGGAAGAAATATAGGGGTAGGGGCAGTTGATGAAGTGCATGAAATGAAAAACAATACATCAGTAATGCCTATTAGACAGGCTTTATCTACCCAGGACGAACCTTTATACTTTGAACTTACAACAGAAGGTGTAATTAATGACGGATATCTAGATAACCGGCTAAAAGATGGCAGGCAAGTGCTTAATGGTGAATTAGATAGACCTCGTTGGAGGATATGGCTATATACTCAAGACAACGAGCAAGAGATATGGCAGAAGGAAGAAACATGGGTAAAGAGTAATCCAGGACTAGGCACAATAAAAAAATGGTCATTTCTAAGGCAAATGATAGAAGAAGCTAAAACTAGTAAAGCTACAAGAGTATTTGTTTTATCAAAAGACTTTAATATAAAACAAAATAATGCCACTGCATGGTTAATGGCAGAGGATATTGAAAACACAGAAACATTTGACATAGAAGACTTTAGAAATTGCTTCGCTATAGGTGCAGGAGACCTAAGTAAAACTGGCGATTTATGTAGTGCAAGGGCACTTCTGATGAAGCCCAGAAGTGATAAAAAATATTTTCTACAGCATTATTTCATCCCAGAATCGAAGTTGGACAATCTTAACAAGGAAGAGGAAAGGAAATACAGAGAGTGGGTTAGAGAAGGATTAATTACCTTATCGGAAGGAAATGAGAATGATTTCAGGTTAGTTACACAATGGTTTTATAGTCTATTTAAAAACTATGGAATTAGATTTTTCAAGACAGGCTTTGATAAATGGTCAGCTATCTATTGGCAGAAAGAAATGGAAGAGTACGGATTCGATATGAAGAAAGTAGACCAAAGCTGGGGAAGCATGTCGGAGCCAATGAAACTCCTAGAGGCAGATCTAAAGAGCAAAAAAGCTGTCTATAATAATCATCCTATTGATAAATCATGCCTTGAGAATACAGGAATGAATGTAAATTCAAAAGAAGAAATGATGCCAATCAAAGTGCAGGGGAAAGATGAAAACAAAATCGATGGAGCAGTAACTATGATGATCTGCTATAGAGTGTATATAGACCATAAAATAGAATTTTTAGAATTAGTGAAAAGGACTGCATAGGAGGTGGGGAGTTGAATAAATTGAAAAAGATTTTAAATTTTGCAGACGATATTTTATTTATAGGTGGAATTGCTTTAATCTCGACAGGTGTATTTAAGATTTATAACCCAGCAGGATATATAGTACTAGGTATTTGCTGTATAGCATTTGCTTATCTTATGGCAGGAAGAGGGTGATAGCGGATGCTTTTACAAAGTATTATGAAAAGCAAAGAAACAGCACGTGAAATGCGATATGCTAAATTTCTTGATGGATACAGCCCAGTATTTAGTCAATTTGGCGAAAATATTTATACATCAGATGTAGTGCAAATGTGTATTGATGCTATTGCCACCGAGTGCAGCAAGTTAACCCCAAAACACATTAGAACTGATAATGACAATATGCAAATAACCGTTAAAGGTAGCTTGAATAGGCTGTTTAAATTTGCTCCAAATGAACTTATGACTACTAGAGATTTTATAGAAAAGATTATTTGGTTATTGTATATGAACTACAATTGCTTTATATATCCTGTGTACCGGATTAAATATAACGAAAAAAACATAGGAACTAAGGAGTATGTAGCCTTTTATCCACTTAATCCCACGGGTGTCACCTTTCTTCAAGATGCAACTGGAAAGTTATTTACAGACATGGTATTTGCTAATGGAGATAAATTTACGTTGGCATACTCAGATATCATTCATTTGAGAAAAAAATTTTCTGTAAATAATATTATGGGTGGGGGAGCAGATGGACAACCAGATAATCAAGCACTACTGAAAGTGCTTCAAATAAATGATACTGTTCTTCAAGGCTTGGAAAAAGCAATCAAAACCTCCTTATCAATTAGAGGCATTTTAAAAATAAATACTATGCTTGATGATGAAAAACAACAAGCTGAGAGACAAAGATTTGAAAATGCAATTGCTAGTGGAAAAACTGGAATACTTCCTATGGATGTCAAAGGAGAATATATAGACCTAAAGGTAGATCCTAAGCTAATAGACAAAGAAACGCTAGAATTCTTGGAAAACAAAGTATTGCGCTATTACGGTGTGTCGGTTCCAATAATATCTGGTGATTTTACTGATGAACAATATCAGGCCTTTTATGAGAAAACATTGGAGCCATTAATCATAAGCTTAGGGCAGGCTTTTAGTAAAACAATATTTACACCAAGAGAGATTGATGTTGGCAATGAAATTGCATTCTATCCGCAAATGCTACTATTCACTAACACCAAAAACAAGATTGCTGTTGCTGATATTTTAGGTAATAGAGGGGCATTAACAAACAATGAACTACTACAGCTATTTGGTTATCCACCTTACGAGGGAGGACATGTTAGAAACATGAGCTTAAATTATATAGATGTTACCCTAGCAAATGATTATCAAATGAAACGTGCTGGTACGAGAAGGAAGGAGGACAACGCAGGTGAAGAAGAATAAACTGCCTAAGAATGAAGATGTTGCAGTAAGAAGTTATGGAATAGCAGATTTTAGGGCTAACGATGAAGAAAAAACGATAGAAGGGCATGCCGCCGTATTTGAGCAAAAGACAAATATAGGCGGCTATTTTTATGAGGTTATTGAAAGAGGGGCATTTGATGGAACAGATTTTGATGATGTACTTATGTGTGTCAACCATGATCTTAGAAAGATCCCACTGGCAAGAAGTCGGAGAAATAATGGGAATTCGACTATGCAGTTATCTGTTGATTCAAAAGGCTTGCTAGTAAAAGCTAGACTTGATACAGAAGGAAATACTGAAGCCAAAAGTCTTTATAGTGCAGTTAGCCGAGGAGATATTGATGGTATGAGCTTTATATTTAAAATTGCTGATGCCAAATGGACAGATTTAGATTCTGATATGCCGACGAGGCACATTATAAAAATTCGCAAAGTATACGAAGTGGGCCCGGTAAATATGCCAGCTTACTCCGGTACAGATATAAATGCTCGTGACCAAGATGCATTGGATAATGCACTAATAGTATTGGAGAATGCTAGGTCTCAGGAGTTGGAGAACTCTAAAGGCGGGCAGTTAGAAGTATTAAAGTTAAAAGCGCAAATATTATTGAAAGGTTAAGGTGAATATCAATGAAAAAAAGATTATTAAAATTACTTCAAGCAAAGGAAGCAAGAAAAACAGAGTTAGGAACTAAAATTAATACTACAGAAGACGTTAAGGAGCTTAGAAGTATTAATACTGAACTTGAAACTATCAATGGTGAGATAGCAGAATTAAGAAGCATGATTGACTCTCTTCCAGATGAAAACGAGGGAGCAGAGAATAATCAAGAAAACAACCAGCAAGGAGAACAAAGAAATCAGCCTATAGGTGGAGTGAATGTTCTTGGAACATATGGGGTAGGACAGGCACAGCAAGAACAAAGAGCTGTAGGAAAATTTGATACACCAGAGTACAGGTCAGCTTTTATGGACTTCGTTCTAACTGGTAAAAAATCAGATAATCTTGAGCTTAGAGCAGATGCAACCACTGGAACTGGAGATATTGGAGCCGTAATTCCTACAACCATTCTTAATAAAATCATTGAAAAGATGAAAGACTATGGAATGATTTGGTCTAGGGTAACAAAGACCAATATCAAGGGTGGGGTAGAACTTCCAGTTGCAAGCGTAAAACCTACAGCAAATTGGATAGCAGAAGGTAATGTAGCAAGTAAACAAAAGAAAACTGTTACCGGCAAGGTAGTATTCGCCTATCATAAGTTACAAATTCGTGTTGCCGTTACCCTTGAAGCTGATACTGTTTCTTTATCAGTGTTTGAACAAACTGTTACTGACAACATCTATGAGGCTATGGTTATTGGCTTAGAAAAAGCAATTATTTCTGGAAGTGGAGAAGGTCAGCCATTAGGAATCACTAAAGATACGGAGATACCAGCAGCACAAAAAATTGAAGTTGCTGCAGATGAAATAACAAAGTATCAAGACTGGACTGCTTTACTTGCTAAGCTTCCACGTAAATACAGAAATAGAGCAGTTATTATCTTAAATGATCTAGATTGGAATAAATACATCGTGGGTATGGTAGATGGGCAAGGACAACCAGTAGCACGTACTACTTATGGGTTAGATGGTATTCAGCAAGAAAGATTCCTTGGTAAAGAGGTTATTCCTGTAGAAGATTACCTACCATCTATTGACGATGCAAATGCTGGTGAAGTAATTGGTATAGTATGCACCTTAAGCGACTACATTGTAAACAGCAATATGCAGATGACATTTAAGCGTTACTTCGATGAAAATACTGATGAGTGGATTAGTAAATCTACTATGATTTGCGATGGTAGGCTAGGAGATAAAAATGGTGTATTATTACTGACAAAGAAAGCAGCAGGTTAATAAAAGAATAGAGGGCGAAAGCCCTCTATTCTTTTAATGAGGTGGTGAAAACCTTGATTGTATCATTACAGGAAATAAAAGAGCACTTGAAGATTGAATATAATGAAGAAGATTCATATTTACAGATCTTAATACTAGCAGCTGAAAAGTTCATTCAAAATGCTACTGGTAAAACATTTAAAAGTAATCAATTAGCAAAAGTAATATGCATGATTATTGTTGCTGATTTATTTGAAAACAAGGGAATGACAGTTGATAAAATAGGAGAGAGCACAAGAGGGATAGTAGGTATGATGTTAACTCAATTAAATTATCATGATAAAGATAGCGAAGATGAAGCAGGTGAAGCATCGTGAAAATAGGAGAAATGAGGGAAAGAATTAACTTCAAGAAAAAAAAAGAAACAGATGGCCCTGTACAAAACCTAACTGACTATGATGATTATTGCACCGTATGGGCAAAAGTTGACTATTTAAAAGGGAAAAAATTATGGTCAGCAAAAGCCGCTAATGTAGAAACAAATGCAGAATTTGTGATTAGGTACAGAAAAGACATTGCAGCTGACATGTTAATAAATTTTGACAACAAAGATTTTGAAATCACATCAATAGCTCCTTTGGATATTAAGAGGACATACCTAGTCATATATGGCAAAGATATTGAAATCATTGAAAGCTAAGGATATAATTATAGCAAAAAGGAGATACATTCATGCAATTACAAAAATTTATTGAAAAGTTCAATTCCAATATTAAAAAAATAGGTAGTGACTTAGAAATAAAAGAAATTAAATCAGATGAAAAAGGAAATTGCAAATCTTTAATTATTACTAAAGATATCGCTATGACTTCATATGAAGAAGAGAATTTACTTGCTGGCATGATAATTATTGGCGGAGGTAAAACAGTTCAAGATTCGATCCAAATACTAAAGGTGATATCTTTAGCGATAGATAGCTATGCGGAACAAAATCAAGAGTGGAGAAATAGCGTGTTAGAAAGACTAGGAATGTTTAATGGAAAGTTTGCCTTTGGCAAAACAACAGAAAGTAGAGGATACAAATTTAAAATACATTCCGTCAAAGGAAAGATTATGTTGTCAATAAATAAAATATGAGCACTTCTCTAATGAGGTGTTTTAGAGGTGATGTATTTGGCAGCTAAAATCAGAATGACAGATAGTGAGACTATAGACGTTTTTCTAGAAGGAATTATATCATCTGCAGAGGCAGTAGAAGAAAACTATCTAAAACGTTCTGCAGAAGTAATCAAGAAGAATATCAAGGATCAACTAAACAGCATAAAGACTTCTACAAATAGAGCAGGACATAAACATATGGCCGATGATGTACAGGCTAATGTAGTAAGAGATAAATATGGGTACAAGGTAGCTAGAATAAAGGGAGGTAAGCGCACAGGTACCAAATGGCATTTAGTTAATGATGGTACTTATAGAAGTGATGCAACCCATTTCATGGATAAAGCAATAGCACAATCTGAATCAGAAGTTAACAAAATATTTGAGGAAGAGATGAATAGAGGAGGGTTCTAAATGGACTTAATAAATCATGTACATTCTATTCTAAGTCCTCTAAATATACCAGTGTTATGGCAACTCAGACCGAAAAATCCTCCTTGCATAAGTTATCACTTCTTTAATGAGCAGGGTATACTTTATGGAGACGGTGAAGAATTGACAGGAAGCATATCTTGTCAAGTAGATATATGGTCAAGAAACAATTTTACAGATATAAAGAAACAGGTAAAGTCAGCCATGAAATCAGCTGGCTTTCTTTTTTCACATGCTGATGAGAATTTTGAAGAGGATGTAAAACTACATCATTGTTTTTTAGTATTTAATTTTTATTATCGAGAAAGTGAGGAATGATAGACTATGAAAAAGGCGTATAGAGTCAATCTTAGGAAACTTGTTTATGCTAAGCTGGAGTCAGATACCCCTACAGGAGTATCCTATAGCGAAGTAAAGAAATTATCAGAGGCTATGCAGATACAATTAACCCCGACTCTTGCTACAGGCACGCTTTATGGAGATGGTGTAAAGCAGTCAGTGGTGACAAAATTAACAGGTATAACTGCAGTTATTGATGCAACTAAGATACCAATTGATGCTAAGGCAGAAATTTGTGGACACACTTATGAAAATGGAGTTTTAGTCGAAAGCGGAAAAGATGTAGCTCCATGGATCGCTATAGGTTATGAAGTGCCACAAGATGTTGAAGGTGTATCGGAGTATGTATGGCTATTAAAGGGTAGAGCGCAACCATATGCCAGTACTGTGCAGCAAGCAACCGATAATATTAATTTCAGCACTGATTCTGTGACAGTGGAGTTTGTGCCAAGGGATTATGATGGTGAGATTAAACGTTTAGCTGATAGTGCAGATGATGCATTTACTGCAGAAATGGCAGCTGCTTGGTTTGGTTCTGTTCCAGGAACAACAGGTGGAGAGTAAGTAAGGCTTAGCCCCTTTACTTTTGACAATAAAAGCTGTAAAATATTGTTAAAAAGTAAAGGGGACTATTAAGGCACTATGGAAAATAAGGAAAAAATTAACAATGTTACTCCTAGACAGATTGAAGATAGGAAAAATATCAAAATAGGATGTTTAACTATAGTTATATTAGCTTGTGTAATAGTATCTTTTTATTACATCCCTGATATTGTGAGTTTTTTCAACAATAGTATGGAAGATGAGATTAAAACTATAGTAGGGAAGAAAAATGTGCAATCTGTGAACTTAACGGGAGTGCTTAATCAGGAACCAGATTTTCTAACAGTGCAGATTATTGTTAGACCCATAATTGATAAAAAACATGCAATAAGGAAGTTTGCGGAGTATGTAGTTGAAATAGCTGAGAAAGCTGAAAAGTATCCAAACATTAATGAAATAAGAATAATAGGGTATGTTGAAACAATAGATAAAAAAGGAAATAAGGGGATTTCAAGATATATCATGTTTACTTCTACGAAAGAAGAAAGGCAAAATGTGAATTGGAAGAAATTCAAAGACTTAGTAGTTGTAGATTATAAAAATATAGATCTAATAGGTAAATTTGAATAGAAACACTTCGTGTAAATGAGGTGTTTTTTTATTTGGAGGGAATGAATATGGCTAGAAAAATAAGTGTAAAACCAGTGGAAAGAATAGAATTAGAGTTTGCTGATGGAACAAAAAAAGATATTTTATTTAGTGCTGCATCTGTAGCAACTCTTGACGAAGAGTTTGATGGTGCATTAAAGGTAGTAAGTAAAATCCAAACACAACCCTACGAAACGGGTGCTAAAATTATATATGCGGGGATGAAGGTGTGTGATGATAGCATAACGTTAGATGAAGTTAAAGCACTTACTGTAGAGATGCCATTTGACATCATAATGGAGCTTATTGAAGAATTTACAAACAACCTGAGTAAAACGATGAATAAAAAGGATATAGGAGCTTTTAAAAAGGATTTTATAAAGGAGATTCTCCAGAACATGAAATAGACTGGGAGAATCTCCTTTATATTTACTGTGTCCACATGAAAATGAGCGAAAAAAGTTTTTGGAATAGCTCATTGGCAAAAATATTTAGCTTAATTGATATTCATTTGGCCGTAAATGGACAAAACGAAGAATCAGCGGATATAACCTCAATGAAACAGATAGAGGGGTGGTAAAATGTCCTCATTTAAGAATTACAGGCGCTCAATCATTTTAGATTTTAATTATGACGAAGTAAAAAAAGGGGTGCCTGATGTAAACAAGCAAATGGCACTCCTTAATGCTGAATTTAGAAAGCAAAGCGAACAGGCCAGTCAAACAGGGAATAGTATGGATAAGCTTGGGGTGAAACAAGAAGCTTATGCAAACAAAGTAAAAATACAGGCAGATAAAGTTGCAATTCTTAAAAAAGAACTAGAGAAACTTGAGAATACAGAAGTCAGAAATGAAAAGGCAATAGCTAATAAAACAATAGCATTAAAAAATGCTGAAACTCAGTTGATGAAATATGAAAAATCACTGGAAGACATAAATGCAGAATTAGGACAGCAAGATAATTTTTTTACAAAAGCAGCTGATAACATAGAAGGTTTTTCAGATAAACTAAAAGCAAATAACATAAACATAGAGGAATTTGGGAAAGGGTTGTACACACTAGGAGCAGGAATGACAGCTGCTATAACGGTACCACTTGTTGCATTAGGAACTATTAGCACAAAGACCTTCATGGATTTTGAAAATGCGTTTACAGGCGTTAGAAAAACTGTAGAGGCAACAGAAGAGCAGTTCAAAGCATTAGAAAAAGGTATTAGAGATATGTCTAAGGAAATTCCATCTTCTGCCGTAGAAATAGCGGGAGTAGCTGAAGCAGCAGGTCAATTAGGTATTGAAACAGAGTCAATATTAGGTTTTACAAGAACAATGATTGATTTAGGCCAAGCTACAAATATGAGTGCTAATGAAGCAGCAACATCGTTAGCTCGATTAGCAAATATAACTCAAATGCCACAAGACCAGTTTGACAGATTAGGTTCTACTGTAGTTGCGCTAGGTAATAATTTAGCTACTACGGAATCGGAAATCGTAAATATGGGGCTTCGACTTGCTGGAGCAGGAAAACAAGTAGGAATGTCAGAGGCACAAATACTTTCGTTTGCTGGCGCTCTTAGTTCAGTAGGTATTGAAGCAGAGGCAGGGGGTTCAGCATTTTCGAAAGTAATGGTAGAAATGCAGTTGGCAGTAGAAAAAGGTGGAGATAAATTAAGAGATTTTGCTAGGGTTTCAGGAATGTCTGCAGGAGAATTTAAGAGGGTGTTTAAAGAGGATGCAACAACTGCCATAATAGCATTTATTGAAGGGTTAGGAAATATGCAAGGACAGGGCAGAAGTGCTATAAAAGTACTTGATGATATGGGCATATCGGAAGTAAGAATGAGAGATGCCTTATTAAGGGCTTCTGGTGCTGGTGATTTATTTACAAAATCAATCGAAACAGGAACAAAGGCATGGGAAGAAAATACAGCACTTACAGAGGAAGCTCAACAGCGGTATGAAACTCTTACTAGTAAAATAGAAATTTTTCTTAATAAACTAAAAGATGTTGCGTTAACTATAGGGGGCAGTATAGCACCTGTACTTAGTGACATGATAGATATTCTAACTCCGATGGTAAATATCGTGGGTTTTCTATTCGACTTATTTTCTAAGCTTCCAGAACCAATTAGGAAAGTTGTTGTTGTAGCCCTTATGCTAGTAGCAGCCATAGGCCCTATACTAGCAATCGTTGGTAAGTTAATGCAAAATGTAGGCAATATAACTGGCAGTTTAAATACTGTAGGGAAAGCAGTTAGCACGCTAACTGGCTTTTTTACTGGATTCAATCCTGTTGTATACAAGACACTTGGCATTATATTACTTGTTGTAGCTGCACTTACAGCATTAGGTATAGTTATAAGTACAATTATGGGTAGAAGTAATGATTTGCAAGCATCTATGAAAAGTGTAGGAGATAGCGTTGGAAATATTAAAATGCCCCAAGTACCAAATATGCCGAGTTATGCAACAGGAACAAGAAATCATCCAGGTGGCTTAGCATTGGTTGGAGAAAAAGGGCCTGAAATAGTAAATCTGCCAAAAGGAGCGCAAGTATTTACTAATGAAGAATCTAAACAAATGTTAAGTGATGACAATAATAATTTTAATCAATCTCAATATGATGAAAGATACGAAAGACTTCTAGTAAGGTTTGATAGAATGATAGCCGCTACTGAAAAGATGCAAAAAGCATATGAAGATAACAGAAGGTTTTCAAGAATGGGTGAGGTTCCAGTGTAATGCGCAAGGAGGTGAGACTAGATGCCAATTATGCAGATAACCACAGGGGAAAATAATCATTATGATAGGCGGTACACTTATGATAGTGCGTATGGAGCTTTGCAGGTACAAATAGGTGGTGCCTATCAAAGTGGTGGTGTAAAAAATGCAGTATTTAGAGGATTCATAAGATTTAACGGATTAACACAACTTCAAAATAAAGTAATTAACAGAGCAACATTAAAATTTCATTTAGATTATCTAACTGAGCTGTTAACATTAAGGATAGGACATGTAACAAGCAACATAAATATAATGTCAATCAACAGCAGCAGTGGTATATCCTGGTCTATTTACGATACAAGAAATATAGCAACATCAAATGTAGGTCAATATGTGAATGTAGTATTAACTGGATTAATTAAAGATTTTGTGAATGGTGTTACACCTACGGACATCATCATATTTCATCATCTTGATAACTACACATATATGGGCTTCGGAGGGGTAGGAGGTTTTTCTTCAGCAAATCCGCCTATTTTGGAAGTTGATTTTGATTACATACAACCCGTTTCTCCAACAAATTTAGTGCCGAACAACATTGCTTTACAAAGAGAAAAAGAAATCAAAGTCCAGTGGGAATTTAGGCCAGCGTTTGCCGAGGATACACAGACAGCTTTTGAATTAGAATACAGCCAAGATGGCGGAGAAAGTTGGACTAAAGTAACAGAAGTTACTCCAAGGACGGATTATACCTTTTCTTATGCTTCGTTAACTACTGGATCCTTACGTTGGAGAGTGAGAACGAGAAATTCTGATAATCTTTGGTCTAGTTGGGTAAATGCCCAATTTACATGGACACAAATTCTCCCAACAAGGCCACAAAATTTAAATCCAGATGGTATACAAACTAACATCTTTCCTACTGCTACATGGGCATATAATTCATACAATGAAGATGATGGACCTACAGCCTTTGAACTGGAGTATAGTAATGATGGGGGAATAACCTATACAACTGTCTTCCAAGTGACAAGTAATATGTCATATGCGTTCCCTATCTCATTAAGAGGTGGATTGATCAAATGGCGCGTAAGGGCTAAGAGTTCATATTTTAATCTCTTTACTCCTTGGTCAGAATATGCATTATGGACCTACACAATACCCCCTCAAAATCCTATCTTTACAAGTGGCACTACATTTCCTACACCAGCTCCTTTGATTACTTGGAGTAGTCCTGACCAAGTATCTTTTGAATTAGAGATTATTAAAAATTCACAGTTAGTTTTTAAGACAGGGGAAAGGAATACGCAGCATAGAAATTACAAAATAGAAACATTTCTTGAAAACTATGAAACCTATACTATTAGACTGAGAGTGAAAAATGCTGTGCCTTTGTGGTCTGAATGGGTAGAACAACAAATATACATTGACTTCGTGCAAACAGATCAACCAAATATTATTGCAACAGAGGATACAACTAAATTTGGTATTAGAATCAAAATAATTAATCCTGTAAGTGGAGTAACAAATGAAGTATGGCGAAGAAAAACGGGTACCACTGCCTGGGTAAGAATAGCAAAGAATATTCCTTTAAATGGCAGTCATAATGACTACATGATAGCTCCTGATGTATTTTATGATTATAGGGTACGGTCTATAGATGAAGTAGGATATAGCGATAGTGATACAGTATCGAGAAGAATGTCTATGGTAGATAGTCAGCTTATGTCTACCACTAATACATCAAAATATGTAACATTAACTTGGAACCCAAGTAAAAGTGAGAAAAAGAATATACAGCAAAAACTAGTAAGATATGCTGGAAGAAATCATCCTTGTATGGTGTGGGGAGACGAGAAAGATTATAGCATGAATGTACGGTTTACCATTAAGGAGGAAGACCTCCTAGCATTAGATGAACTTCACCAGATGAAAGAAACTTTGCTGTATAGGGATAGTAGGGGGAGAAAGCAATATGTAACTATATTAGGTGGAATCAACATTGAAGATGAAATCCCTCATATGGACCTATATGTAGTATCTTTTAACTTGCAGGTAGTTAATTATGAGGAGGCGGTATAGTGCTTTCCTTAGAAAGAAACGGATATAGTGAGGAAGAAGTTAAAGAAATTCTGCATGCTTCAAATAGGCAGGAAGGATTTAGATATAGACTCTTAGATAAAGATGAAATTGAAAAAGGATGGTTAGATACAGTACAGAGGTCAAGGATTAGCTATAGTAGTCTAGCTAAAATTAAAAGAAGTGCAAATATAACAATGATTGAGGATAATACAGTAGATTATCTTAATGATAGGATCCAGCCCTGGATAGATATAACCGCTATGGGGAAAACGGTCAGTTTCCCTATGGGGGTTTTTTTATTAAATTCTCCTAAACGTGAAGATGATAAGAATGTCATTTTTAGAGAGATTGAGGCCTATGATAAACTACAGATTTTAGAGGAAGATAGCTTTGAAGAGCGTTATTTTATACCTGCAGGTGAGAATTATGTCAATGCCATATCTTCAATAATTATGAGTGCTGGGGAGACTTCTATACAAATTACGCCAACTACACTAACTACACTAACAGATAAAGAATTTGATTTAGAGCTTACAAAGCTAGATATTATTAATAAGCTTCTAGAGGAATTAAATTATTACTCCTTAAGAGTAGATGTTGAGGGTAATTATGTATCAGAACCTTACATTGAGCCTAGCGCAAAGCCGATTGATTATGTCTATAGAACAGATAAAAAATCGGTGATTGTTGCTGGAGCTTCTGAAGATATTGACTTGTACAGCGTAAAAAATGTGTTTGTAGTGTTTGTAGATAACCCAGATAAACCGCCTTTAAGGTCTATATACGTGAATGATAATCCTAATAGTATTACATCAACAGAATCGAGGGGGAGGAGATTGGCTGATGTCAGGAGACTAGAGGATATAGCAGACCAATCTGCCCTCGATTCTTACACTAGAAGAATTGCTATTAATGCTACAAATATCTATAGCCATATAACTTTTCCAACAGCGATTATGCCTATGCATGATTACTTAGATACACTTCAAATACAATACTCTCCCCTTGGAGTAAGCGATATATACCAGGAGACATCATGGGAAATTGACCTGCAGGTAGGTGGGGAGATGAGGCATACAGTTAGAAAGGTGGTATATCTATGACTACGTATAAAACAGCTACAGTTTTTAATATCAATGCCCAAGGAATACGTGTCACTTTTGCTGGTGAGACTACCCCAACATTAAAAAGATATAAAAGATTAAGTAGCTATAGCCCTACAGTAGGTGATAGGGTCCTGATGGTAGAAGTCAGTGGAACATATATTATACTTGGGAAGATAGAATAGAGGTGATAGTATGAAGGAATTTAATTTAACGTTAGGTGTTATGGAGGCTCTCAAGGTTCTCCCTTTTGAAATAGTGAGTCAAGATTTAAACAGCAACAAACTCAATATAACTCTTGTTAAAGATGGCACCCTAGAACCTTATACGCTATCCGGAACAACCGTAGTACTATATTTTAAGCGTGAGGATGATGAAAGGTATCAGCAGTATGCAACGATTACTAATGCAGCACAGGGACAGATAGAGATTGTTCTTGATGTAGATATAATTGCAAAGAGAGGAAATGTATTTGCTGAGGTAGCTGTTTATACTGGTGAAGAAATGAAATGTACCAGTCAGTTATTCGGCTTTAGGGTTAGAGATAGCATTAATAATGCTGAAACCCATGTGTCAGGCAATGCTTTACCTGATTATCGTAGGGAAATGCAAAGACTAGAAACCATTTTAGATAATCTAATTATTTCAGCTGGAGACAGTAATCCTGAAATCGTTGCTGCTAGGTATAGTTTTCTAGAAGGTATGACATTTACCACACTTGGAGATAGACTTGATTTCATTGAATCAAAAACTGAGGGACATATTAATAAAAAAATTGAAAATGAAGGCATTCATGGAATTAGAGTGGAAGAAGGAGAACTTGAATTTCTTGTAGACAATGTTTGGAAGAGAGTTTCAGGAATGGAACCACATGGCAATGATTTTCATGATCCTGCTTTCGAAACCAAGGCCGACGCTGATGCGCATAAGGCAGAAAGTGCGTCTAAACATATTAAAGAAAGCGGAAGTAATGCAAATGGAAAATATATTAAGTTTGATGATGGGACAATGATATGCTCAATTAAAGATTTTCGATTAAACACTATAAACGGTAGTAGTGGTGCAACTGACATACGAAACACATGGACATTTCCTGCATTGTTTGTAGATAACAATATAATTGTACATATGACAGGTGGTACAGCAGCTAGATTAGGTTCGGAAACACAGACTTCTGATTCTTTTGTTATTGCAGGATCTACAAGAGCTGTACCTACGCCTTCGACCTGTATATGCAGTGTATTTCAGAGAGAAATTGATTTTTTTGCTGGTAATTATATTGATCAGCATTTGTTAGCAACAGGGAGGTGGAAGTAATGATTAGCTTAAATCACACTCCACAAAGAGCTGAGATGAAAGCAGAATATGTAATAGAAAATGATGTTTTAACAGTGACTATTGGTGAATCAACAGAAATATTTGATTTTACAGGACTATCAGAAGGCATAGCAGAGGAAATAATTGTTGAAATATTACCTATTAACCCTATTGTATCAGCAGAAAAAACAGGCGATGTAATCACTGTAACTGTAATTAGGTTTTATGATGCAGAAGAAAAGCACTTATTTGAGGCAGGTGAAGTTAATGAAGATTAAGTGGAAGACTAAATCTCAAATAGAGCAGGAAAAATTAGAACAAGAACAAAAGAAAGCTAAAAAAGAAAAGTTTAAAGGTAAGAGTTTATTAGCTAAAGATAAAGACGAATTACTAGAACAAATAGCAAAGGACTTAGGTTATCTTTAAGTCGGATTAGGAAATTTTTGCGACATAAATTAATGGTAAAATCTTCTTAAAATGGTTGTTTTCGGAACATATGTTTGGTATAATATAGGTAGTATCAAAAACAGAGAAAAGAGCCGCAACTCGGACAAAGTTAACCGGCTCTTTTCAATACCATCTCACATAGGAGATTTGCCTATATTATACCATCATTTTACAATTTAATCAATAAAAATTTAGTCTCCTATGTGAAGAACATAGGGGGAGATTGTATTGAAAAAAGAAGAAGCTATTATTAGAATCGTAGGGAAAATTGACTTAGAGTACGATGGCATAGTAGATCAACAGAAGGTTAGATCCATTATTGAAGAAGTTTTATATGATTATGAACTTGTCTCAACGTCTAGAGAGCTTGTTATTGTTAATGATATGCATGATAAGATCATGTTATATCTAGCAACTAGGAAAATTGATGGACTGGCAAAGAGAACGCTTGAGGCATACAGCCGGCATTTAAACAGATTTGCCCATTATATGAGGAAGAATATTGAAGATATCAATGCTATGGATATCAGAATGTACTTAGCCTCATATTCTAAAACTGGTGTGAAAAATACAACTCTAGCAACGGAAATTAACTATCTAAGAGGATTTTTTAAATGGCTAAAAAGCGAAGAATACATTGATAAAAATCCTATGGACAAAATTAAAACAATTAAAGTCGAGAAGAGATTAAGAGATGCTTTAACTATTGAAGAATTAGAAAAGATTAGAGATGCTTGTGAAACTTATCGACAACGTGCCCTTGTTGAATTTTTCTATTCTACTGGATGTAGATTGGAAGAAGTAGAGAAGTTAAATAAAGAAGATATTGATTGGCAGAATTTAAAACTTAAAGTTATAGGCAAAGGCAACAAGCAAAGGGTTGTATATCTTAGTCCTAAAGCTAAAGTATACATCCAAAAGTATCTTATGAGTAGATTAGATACTTGCGAAGCTTTGTTTGTAACAGAAAGAAACCCTATATCAAGACTAGGTAGGAGAAGTATTCAGAGAGAGTTCAATAAATTAGCTAATTTAGCAGCATTATCTAGGAGAGTCTATCCCCATCTGATGAGGCATACGACTGCTACAAACTTGTTAAATGGAGGTGCTGATTTAGTTACTGTACAACAGGTATTAGGACACCAAGATCCATCTACTACTTTAGTGTATGCGAAAATTTCTGACAAAAACGTCGAACATGAATATAGAAAAAACATGATCCAATAACACCCTCAGGGGTGTTATTTTATTTTTAAGAAAGCAGGTGAAGAGAATGAATCCATTAATAGTTATCAGTGCCGGTCATGGAGGAAGTGATCCAGGAGCGGTTGCAAATGGAATGCTCGAAAAAGACTATACGCTTTTAATTTCTTTGTATCAGTATAAAAGATTCAAAGAGTCAGGGGTACCTGTTTCCCTTGTAAGGGATTGGGATATTGCTTTAGGCAATGTACTAAGAGCATCAATGGTTAAAAATAGTGGTGCTAAATACTGCATAGACAATCACTGCAATGCTGCAGTTAGCACTTCTGCTCAAGGGGTAGAAGTAATCCACAGTATCCATAATGATGGTAAGCTAGCCCATGCTATAGTAGAGGCTTTAGCAGCAGAGGGCATACCTAAAAGGGCAACACCTGTTTATTGTAGATCATTGCCTAATAATTCTAAGCAGGATTATTATTTTATGCATCGATGGACAGGCAATGTTCAGACCAATATCATAGAATATGATTTCATTTCAAATACACAAGGAGCACAAAGGATAAAGGAAAATTGGGAAAGATATGCTGAAGCTGTAGTTAGGGCTTATTGTTTATTCCTTAATATTCCTTATAAGGCACCTATAGTAAAGGTAGATAATGACCCTATCTTAGAATGGGCTAAGAGGCAAGGCTATAATATTGCTAAAGCTGATGACAAAATAACCTATAGGGAATTATGGGAAGTCCTCTACGGAACATTACAGATAGAGGAACCGAAAGAGAAACCGAAAGAAGAACCAAAGGGGGAACTAAGAGAAATGAAACATTACAAAATTGCTTTAACTGACGTTGTGGAAGTAGATCCACTGGCCCTAAAAGTATCCGTACAGGACATGGTCGCAAACAGAATTAATTTATCTAACTTTGTTACCAGCGGGTATCAGTGGCACCATGAAAATGGAACTACTTATCCTTTGGGGATATTGGTTAGCGAAGGAAGAGTTATAAATGATAGACAGCCTCATGGTAAACCAGCAGGAACATTAATCGTATACAAGAACGGTTCTGTAGCGGTTAAAGAACTCTTAAGCATTAAAGGGGAAAAAGATGTATGGTTTGCGGTAAGCGGGTGCGGAATCCTGCCAACTATCAATATGGCATCAGCAGGGTTTGTAGGGGCATACTCTGATATTGCTAGGAGTACGGATCGTCCAGTGATTGGTTATAATCCGGAAAAGAAAAAGATAGTTATTGCAGTAAGGCCTAGCAGCGACATTAACAGAGGACAGTTAACACTTAAAAATCTAGGGTGCACGATGGGGATCACCTTGGATGGTGGGGGATCTACGGTATTAAAGGTAGGTGGCAAATTAATAAAATCAACTACAAGACGATTATATTCTGTAATCACTTGGTAAGGAGGGATAAAATGAACTATAAACAAATCATTAACACAACAATAGCAGCCCTTGGAACGACTTTAACGTACTTAATAGGAGGGTGGGATGCTATCTTGAAGATTTTAGCTGTCTTGATGATCATTGACTATTTGACAGGACTAATGAAGGCATATAAAAACAAGAATGTAGCAAGCGACATTGGATTCAATGGCCTGTTAAAAAAGGCAGCTATATTATTAGTAATTATATTAGCACATCAACTAGACTTAGTCATTAATGGAGATACGCCTATTTTTAGGACAATAGCTTGCTACTTTTATATAGCCAATGAGGGAATCTCTGTGACTGAGAACGTGGCCTTGCTGGGTGTCCCTTTACCAAGTGGGATTACAGAAGCTTTAAATAAATTAAAGGAAAGCAACAACTAAGCAACTAAGGCTGGGGAAACCCAGCTCTCTTATTTTTGCCCTTTACACAGAACATATGTTCTGATATAATTATAGAAAGCATTGCAAATGGCTATTATTCAAGATTTAAAAGGGGGATCTCTATGATTAGTAATAAGCAGCTTCAAATATTAAAAGCCATATCTGAATATATCAAAGCTAATGAAATTAGTCCTACAATAAGGGAGATTTGCAAGCTAGTAAATCTGAAATCTACTGCTACTGTATCTAGTCACCTAGTGACATTGCAGAAATTAGGGTATATAGAGAAAATCCAAGCGAGCCCTCGAGCAATTAGGTTAACAGATGATGGAAAGCAAACTATAGCTTATCAAAGTTAGTTTTTGTCGGAATTTTTGTGAAGGAATTACCCATCAAATGACTAATACATATAGTATACTAAAGATAAGGTGGGGTATTATGGAGGTTAAGAATAAACTTAAAGAGATCCGTATGAAAGAGTACATGTTGAACCAAAAAGAGTTTGCAGAGCTCCTAGAAATAAATTATAGACAGTATAATAAATATGAAAATGAAGTAGTACCTTCTTTACAGATAGCATTACATATAGCAAAAAAATTGAATAAACCATTAGAAGAAATATTTTACCTAGAATAATCTAGGTAATTTTTTTGCGGAAAAATCCATCAAGACAAACATTTAATCTATCATAAAGGCATATAATAAACTATACATTAGATTATACACTTGACTAGCACTTTCCTATACACACGGAACGACTAAAAGAATAGGCATTTTACTTAACTATAAAGCATTTTTGAAAGAAGTATAGGAGGGAACCGAGGGAAGCGTAGCGAGCGAGGGACCGACTAGGTGGTCGCAGGATTTTTTCTCTTGGAGCTACCAGCAGGACAGATGTAGAAAATAATAAAAAGGGGGCATATGGCATGGATAAAATCAAGATTGACCCTACTAAAGAAAAGAATGTGTTTAGTATTATTCCAGATATGGAGCAGGAGAAAAAGAAGATTCAGGGAGATTATAGTTTATTACACTTAGGAATTTCTAGTATAGTGCTAGGAGTTGCGATGAATAGTTTTTTACCTATTACTCCATTGGTTTATATCTTTTATGGAATAGGTATTGGAAGCACGGCTTTTCATGTAACAGCTAAAAAGCAATTAAAATATGAAACATTACTAAAACACTGTAACTTGTACAAAGGTGATATGTTACCGCAACTACATGAAAAAAAGAAAACTAGTTATGGTTATTGTTTAAGGTTTAGTCTGCCGCCAGGGCTAAGCAGTGATGATTTTAAAAACAAGAAAAAGGCCATAGAACAATTTTTAGACCGTAGGGTGGAAATAAAGTATGCTCATAAAAACATCCTCCTAGAAATTTATGAGAAAGAGCTCCAAAGAGATTATAATTTTGAGGTTATAGAAACAAAGGGCATATTAGAACTTGTGATAGGTCATTCCTATAACGGCCCTATCACGGTTAACCTTTTAGATGGTGAGCCTCATATGTTGATTGCTGGAGAGACGGGAGCAGGAAAGTCTACCGTATTAAGAGCAATTCTAACTATCTTAATATTAACTAAAGATCCTAACAATGTAAAACTCCATTTAGTGGACCTTAAGCGTGGAGCAGAATTAGGCATATTCCGCAAATGTGAAATGGTTAATAGTTTTAGCAAAACACCAGAAGAAGCCGAAGGGCGACTATACAAAATATTAATGGAAGTTGAAAGAAGATATGATTTATTTGCTCAATATGATTGTGTAGATATCAAAGAGTATAACAAGAAATTTAAGACTAAAAAGTTATACTACCAATTAGTTGTTATAGATGAGTTTTCAGAGCTGAAAAAGGAAAAAGACAGTTTAGGGATTATTGAACGATTAGCAGCTATGGCTAGAGCCTGTGGCATTCATTTACTTATTAGCACTCAGAGACCTTCGGCAACTGTTATCAACGGTGATATAAAAGCTAACGTCTCAGTTGTGTTAGGCCTAAAAACCATGAACGATGTTAACAGCAGAATAGTTATAGATCATGATGGTCTGAGCGATCTAAGAGGTAAAGGACATGGTATTCTTAAGCATAAAGGAAAAGAAATAGAGATACAATCTATGAACCTACAACCATATCAAGCCAGAGACCTATTAAAGGATACCTATACAAAGAAGGATGATAAAAATAATTTTGAGCCTAAGAAACAGAAAACTGTAGCTGGAGAAGTAGAGAACTTTGATTTTCTAAAAGTATTCAAAGGAGATAAATATTAGCATGGTAACCAAAAGGGATAAGGCTGCATTAGACTTTATCTCAAAGTTTCAAGTAGCCAGCACAAGCACATTAAAGGAATTGTTTTATCCAAGTCTAAGGGTAGCCCAAAGGCGATTGAGTACATTGGTTGAGCATGGAGAGATAAAAAGAGAAAGAGAATATATCAATAACGAGTATATCTATTTTATTAAAAAACCAAAGCAACTAAGGCATAGGTTGCTACTCACAAAATTTTATAAGGCTATCTACAACAAAATTGATATAGTAAGCTTTGAAAATGAAGTCATAATAGACAATATAAGGCCTGATGGTCTACTAGCCTACCGATATAAAAACAAGGGCTATATCGCCTTTGTAGAGGTACAGATAAGTAATGTTCCACTAGACCTAGATAAATACAAAAGATTGCTAAAAACAGAGCGATATAAAAACTATTTTCCAGTTTTTCCAAAACTCATAGCTATTACTAATCAGAATGCACCCCAGATAAAGGATTTTGAAATCATTAAAATTAATGAAGATATGTCTAATGCTGGGAAATTGATAAAATAAGGGGGATAGGATATGCTTAGGAAAATCTGTGCTGTGGTTTTAGTAGCAGTAGTATTGAACGTAGTCTCTTTTCAAGCTTATGCAGAAGTAGAATATAATGGAGAAACTTATGATGATAAAACCTTTCTAAAGATGGTCAATCTAACCTTAGAAGATTGGTTGGAAAAAGATGAATGGGACTTTTTAGGAAAGAAGCAGGGAGCCTTGATGGGGATCCTGAGGGTGATGTATATAGGAGAGGAGTACTATAATGATGATGGTTTAGTCAAGACACTAACAGGCATTAGGAGAGGAGCACAATTCGACAAGGCTACAGCTAAAAATCAAATAAAGTTAACGAGTAAACAACTAGAAGATAATAAATTAATCTATGGAGCTTTAGTAGCTGGGGTAGGTGGCGGAATATGGGGAGTAAAAACGTACATGAGTATGAGTATTGAAAAAAAGGCAGGGTTAATGAAATCTTTAATGAGCGGTAATCCTAATAAAACTTTTAAGATGCTAGTGAAGTATGGTAGTAAGATTAAAAAGTAG